TAGAACGACATTATGTTGCAGCAGATAGTGTTCTTCAAAAAGCAGAATATATTATGAATGAACAAAAGAGTAAAGTTGAATATTTGAAATCAGTTCTTTCGATGATTGAGAACAGAAGTTTCCATATCAACAATGCTATCAATTGGAGGAAATTTGTAGCAGGTCTTGGATGACCACACAAATATTGATGGAAAAGGATACTGAGGTATTCGTTAGACTTATTTGTGAGCCTCATGTGAAGATGGAACTGAATCATTATTTTCGATTCAGACCAAATGGTTATCAATTCATGCCCATGTATCGAAGGAAAAAATGGGATGGATATGTTTACCTTTTCAATATGGATAGTAATCGAATTTATGCTGGTCTCAAATCAGAAATAAGTAGATTTTCTGATGACCGAGAATATGATCTTATAGATAATACAGGAGAGATATTTGAACCAATCTCTAATGACGATTATTTTAAATTTCTTACATCATTTCCTTGTGAATATAAACTAAGAGATTATCAAAGTTTAGCAGTAAGACATTCGATAGACAATAAAAGGTGTGTGTTATTATCACCAACTGCATCGGGAAAATCTCTTATAATCTACTATCTGATACGATACTACTTACCTGAGAAAGCTCTAGTTATTGTTCCAACGCTCTCTCTGGTAAGTCAAATGTATTCTGACTTTGAAGCATATGCAAAAATAGATGATACTTTTGTGGTCGAAGAATCCGTCCACAAGATTTATGGTGGTCAAGAAAAACAGACAGACAAACCAATCATCATTTCAACATGGCAATCACTTTATGAATTGAATAAAGATTTCTTTAGTGATTTTAGTTTGGTAATAGGAGATGAAGCACATCTTTACAAAGCTCGTTCTCTTACTAAGATATTGAAGAATTTGGAAAATACTCCTTATCGAATTGGAACAACAGGAACACTAGACGGAGTAGAAGTACATAAATTAATATTAGAGGGGTTATTCGGTTCAATAAAGAAAGTAACCACTACAAAAGAACTTATCAAGAACAAGACTATATCATCGATTGATATAAATTGTCTTATTTTAAAATATAATAAAAAGGAACGTGCCATTGTATCAAAAATGAACTATCAAGAAGAGATAGATTTCATAGTGGGTCATCCAGAACGAAACAAGTATATTTGTAATCTTGTAAATGGTCTGAGTGGGAACACATTAGTTTTATTTCAATTGATAGAAAAACATGGTAACATTCTACATTCAATACTAGAAGAGTTAATTGATTCTTCTAGAAAAATCTTTTTTGTTTATGGAGGAACAGATGCGGATTCAAGAGAAAAAGTCAGAGAACTTGTCGAGAAAGAAAAGGATGCTATTATCTGCGCAAGTTATGGTGTATACAGTACCGGCATCAATATTCGGAACATTCATAACATTGTTTTCGCTTCTCCTTCTAAGAGTCGTATTAGAAATTTACAGTCAATAGGTAGAGGATTGAGGAAATCTGATACTAAAGATTCAGCAATACTTTATGATATTTCAGATGATCTAACTCATAATGATAGGAAAAATTATACATTAAACCATTTTTCAGAAAGAATAAAGATTTATAGTTCTGAACAATTTCCTTATAAAATCTATGTAATATCACTCAAGGGGGTAACATGAGTTCTCACAAATATATCAAACTTTCAACAGGAGAAGAAATTCTGGCTGTGTATTTGAAACCAACAGATGGGTTTTTTAATCTGAAGCACCCAGTGCAAATAACTCATGTGTTTGAAAAAGATGAAGAAGGAGTTCGTTTTACGAAATGGATACCTTACACGGATGATGAAATAATTCCTGTATCTACGAAGTATGTGGTAACAATGACTAGTTTATCTAAGAAGATGTCAAAGATATACGATGATATACTAGGAGAACAAGAAAATAATGATATTGATTCATTTGAGGTAACTAGTATGTTAGTCAATTAGTACTGTAGCAGTATCTTCATCTCAAACCCTACAGAGTAATTATACCAGATACGACAGAATTAGTCAAGTCTTTTTTCCAGTAAAATAACACTTGACTTTATTGATATAACTTGTTATAATAATATATTATCAACAATTACTAAAAGGATTTAAATGGCTAGACCACGAACAAAACAACATTATGTAGACAATGAAAAGTTTCTAATAGTCATGGGAGAGTATAGGGAAAAATACCTTAAATCTGTTGATGCTGGTGAAGAACGTAAACCCCAATTGTCAGACTATGCTGGTGAATGTTTTCTAAAAATAGCAGAAAGATTATCTCATAGACCGAACTTCATAAACTATGCTTTCCGTGAAGAAATGGTGAGTGATGGAATTGAAAATTGTGTGATGTACGCAAGCAACTTCAATCCTGAGAAATCCAAAAATCCATTTGCATACTTCACTCAAATAATATATTACGCCTTCCTAAGAAGAATAGAAAAAGAAAAGAAACAACTCTACATAAAATACAAACAAATGGATGCCCACAATTCCATTGAAGATAATTCGGATATGCAATCTATGACTGTTGGTGAACAAAGTGGTATAGCTGCAGGAGCAACTTTAATGACAGTTGATAAACGGGCTAATATCTATGATTTCATCTATCAGTTTGAAGAAAAGAAACGAGCGAAGAAGAAACCTAAAGTGGTGTCGAAGAAAAAAGATGAAGCTATTTTAGAATTATCTCCACTCACTTCTTATATGAGAGCTTGTGCATGAAGATTGCCTTAATAACGGACACTCACTTCGGGGCTCGCAACGACAGTCTTTTATTTTTAGATTTCTTTCGTAAGTTCTATGAAAATATATTCTTCCCTACTCTGAAAGAGAGAAATATCACCGATGTAATACATTTGGGAGATGTAGTTGATAGACGGAAATTTATTAACTTCAAGACGCTCAATTCGATGAAAGAGATATTGTTTCATCCTTTAGAAGAAATGGGTATAAACACTAAAATCATTGTTGGTAACCACGACATCTATTATAAGAACACTCTCAAAGTAAATTCGATGGAAGAACTAACAAGAGGAATGAACAATGTTTCGGTTTATTCAGACCCTTGTGAAGTATCTCTGACAAAAGAACATAAGGTATTGTTTGTGCCTTGGATGTGTGCCGATAATGAAGATGCAACAAAAGAACTAATCGAAAAGACAAGAACTAAAGCAGCATTTGGTCATCTACATTTAGAAGGCATAGAAATGAACAAGGGTTCTTTTAGTATGGATGGATATCCCTCAACGATGTTCAAGGCATTCCAAAGAGTATTTTCTGGACACTTTCATCATCGTTCTACTACTGGAAATATCACATATCTTGGTAATCCTTATGAGATAACTTGGAGCGATTACAACGACAAACGAGGATTTCATATCTATGATACAGAAACAATGGAAACGGAGTTCATAGAAAATCCTTATTCGATGTTTCATAAGATATATTACAACGATGAGAAAAATAATTATGGTGATCTCTCAAAATATGAAGATACTTATGTGAAAATAATTATTGAAAATAAAAACAATAATTATATGTTTGAAACTTTGATGGATAAGTTGATTGATGCTGGAACTAGTAATATTTCGGTAGTAGATAATCTTTTTGATATGGAAGATTTAGGAGATGATATAGATGGAATTGAGGATGTTGAAGATACAATGAGTGTAATCAAAAATTGTGTAAATGGATTACAAATGGAAAATAAAGAAGACTTGAATAAATTGATGCAAGACCTTTATGGTGAAGCTTTGACTATGGAAACAGTATAATGAATAGACAAGAAAGAAGAAGGAGCGAGAGAACATTAAAGAAACAGGGGAAAGAAGAAAAAAAATATAAAATGCCAGTTCTGTTAATACAGCCTTGGTCTGTTCCTGTTATGAGAACAACCTTACCCCCTCATGTTCTTCAAACGATGATTGAAATTTCAGACCTAGTTATTGCAGACAAAGAATCCATACATTTTGGAAAAAATCTTGCAGGGCAGATTGATACTGAATTGTTGGTTGAACATAATATTTTGGAACAGACAAGAGTGATGGATTACTTTTTGAATGTAGTTCGTCAATTTGTAATTATATGTAAATGTCAATCATTTCCAAACTCCATAAAAGAGGTTCACCAAGAAGAATGGTTGAGTCAAATGTCATCAATGTGGATAATTTCACAACAACCAGGCGAATACAATCCAATGCATGTTCATACTCAATGTCAGATTTCATCGGTGATGTATCTCAAAGTTCCAAAAATGTTGCCTTCTAAAAAAGAGCATAGACTATCTGAGGATGGTTCTATTTTATTTGTTAGTAATTCTTCAAGGGATATTGAACTTAATATACCCAGTATAACATTTCCTCCACAAGTAGGAGATTTTTATATTTTTGGATCGCAACAACAACACGCAGTTTATCCTTTTCGTTGCGAAGAAGGACAAAAGGATACAGAACGCAGGAGTATTTCGTTCAATGCATCATTTCAATCAAAGACAGAGTTCGATCATATAAAATAATTATGAACAGACAAGAAAGAAGAAAACAAGAAAAAATATCTAAAAAGGGAAATAATCCTACTCAAATTAAAATGGAACTGAAAATGGATTTGTTACAGCCTTGGTCGGTTCCCTTAATGAGAACAGAGTTACCACCATATGTTTTAGATGGAATGATCGAACTTACAGATGATATGATAGCAGATGAAAAATCTGCAAGTCATGGAATGAGCCTTGCTGGTCAAATAGATACAGAATTAACTATAGATATTGAACGTTTGAAAAAAAATAATTTGGATAAGTTTTTTGATACTATGATTAAACAGTTTGTAATCTATGCAAAAACTCAACAAACACCCTATGATGCAGAAATTAAGAAAGAAACATGGTTGACTCAAATTGTGTCGATGTGGGTTGTTTCTCAACAACCAAATGAATATAATCCACTTCACCACCACACTGAATGTCAAATTTCTGCTGTAATGTATCTAAAAATTCCAAAATTAAAAAAAGAAAGAAAAGAACATAGACGGTCTGTTGATGGTGCTATTACTTTTGTTGGAAACTCGTCATTAGATATAGATTTTTCACATCCTAATATTACAATTGCACCTACTGTTGGTGATCTTTTTATTTTCGGATCTAACCAACAACATTCGGTCAATCCATATCGTTGTGAAGAAGGGGATACAGAAAGAAGAAGTGTATCTTTTAATGCTATATTTTCATCTGAAAAACTTTTTGAACAACAGAAAAAATCTTTCGAGGAGCAGTCATTGAAAGACCAATCATGAGCAACAGACAAGAAAGAAGAAGAAGAGAAAGAGATGCTAAAAAGACACCGAAACAGTTGCAGCTGGAAATGAGACTTCTTCAGCCTTGGTCTGTTCCTGTTCTTCAGATAAAGTTACCACCAGAAATATTAGATACAATGATTGGAATTTCAGATGATGTAATTGCTGATAAAGAGTCGATAAATCATGGGCAATATCTTGCTGGTCAAATAGATACAGAATTACGAGTACCCCATGAGAAATTGATAGATGCGGGAATAATGAATTTTTTTCACGATGTTGTAAAGCAGTTCCTATTACACACGAAAATGCAACAATATCCCTTTAACATTGATGTAGTTCAAGCTGAAAAATATTTCGTTCAAATGTTGACAATGTGGGTTGTTTCTCAACAACCAAATGAGTATAATCCTATTCATATACATACAGAATGTCAAATTTCTTCTGTGATGTATCTCAAAGTTCCAAAGTTTGCTCCATCTAAAAAAACTCATAGAGATTTAGACGATGGTTCAATTACCTTTATATCAAATGTTAGTGCAGATGCAGAGTTCAGCCAATCTTCATTATCAATTAGACCTGACGCCGGTGATTTTTTTGTGTTTGGTGCTAAACAATTACATACTGTATATCCATATCGTTGTGAAGAAGGAGATACAGAAAGAAGAAGCGTTTCTTTTAATGCTGTTTACGAAACTGGCACAACTCGTAAACGAAGATTAGAAGGCGATAACACATTACCTCAAAAAAGAAATTCGGGTCGTATCGGATAATATATTAACTAAAAAGGATATTATGACAAATTATTCTCAAGATGAAGATGATAGAGAAAAAGACAGAATTACACGAGCTGAAAGAAACGCGGGTTTCTCTTCCACATCATCAGTGAAACTTGACACACCTAAAACACATTTATATACTGTATCATTTGACGATGAACAATTTTTACAGGTAGCAAAGATGGCTGCTAGAAGAAATGTTACCTTCAATCAAATGGTCAATATGACTCTTTTGAAAAATCTTAAAGATGATGATCAATCTGATCATGCTCCACAACTTTTAAATGAAGGTTAAATGATAGTATTTAAAAAAATCTCTTGGAGCAATTTTCTAAGCACAGGAGATGTTCCTACAACTGTCTTTTTCGAT